GTTATTTATAGTTTGCTTAGTTTCTTCGATCTTTTCCTCTACTTTAGCTTCAACTACAGCAGGGGTTTCGATCACTGCAACTGGTTCAACAGGTGCAGATTCGGTGAATGTGTTGCGTGCTTTGAGGATTCCAGCATCCCAAATCCACTCTACACCTTCCATGATTCCGTTTACGAAAGCATCTGGGGCAGAGGGATCTGCAACAATGTCAGCAGCAGTTGCTAACATGAAGTCCTCTCCAACAACTTTATAGCCTTCTTGTGTGTCACGAAGACTACCCATACCTCTTGAAGAAACTCCAAGAGTTACACCTTCGTCCAATAAGGACTTTGCAATAACACCCATAGGAGTGTCAAGCAGTTTTGCTTTACCTACAAAATTAGAACCCTCTCTTTGAAGAGAAGTAATTTTGTGGGAAACTCTATCCAGATTAACAGTAGGTCCCTCAGGGTGACCAAGTTCACCAAGAGCACGTCCCTTAGAAATGAAAGACTCGGTGTATCTGTTTACTTCTTTTTCAAGAATTTCAACAGGATACATACGATTATTTCTATTCTTCAGGTTTCCTTGTAGGAAAACACCCTCAATATACATAGATTTCTTGCCGTCTTTTTCTTCGACAAGAATCTTACACTGTTCGATTTCTTCTGTGATGAGTTTCATTTTAAGTAAAGCTTAGTTTTCTTCTTCATCATCTGGAGTCTCTACTTCCGCAGTAGGACTTTCAATCTCTTCTTCCTCAGAAGAATCTGTTTCTACTTCATCAGTAGGTTGTTGATCTGCATCTACCTCAGCTTCTGCTTCGGGAGATACTTCGTCTGTTTCAGTAGGAGGTTCATCCAAATAAGGATTTGGTCCACCAAACATGGACGCAGTAACCGCAGGGGTAACAACATCAACATTGTCAGAAGCCTTCTTAGTCAAAAGGTCTTTGATCTTAGAATGAATATCTGTAGGAGACTCATTCCCAGCGACCATATTAATTAAATCATCCATAATTATGTATTGGCTACACGCCTATTTATCACTTTATTAGATTTCCCCACCCTGAGGCATTTCAGGAGCCTCTGTGGCACTACCATCTAGCTCAGGTTCTGTGACTGGTTGTCCCATATCCATTCCCATTGCTGCACCCATTTCTGCTTGTTGTGCAACTACTGGGTCCATGATAGTTCCGTCTTTAATCTCTTTATCAATCTCCTTATCCATTTCTTCAATTTCAGTATCAGTGAACTTGAGAATATTTCTTCTAACATAACCTGCAGAGAAATACTTTCCAAGATAAGGTTCAATAGAGCCGACAACGGCTAACCTTTCATTCATCAACTCAGTTTCTTTGAGTTCAGAGAAATGATTATCATAAACGAAATCGTATTGAATGTGATCCTTCAAAGTTTCCCAATCTTCAGGAGAAACAATGTTCTTAAGAATCAACTGGGTTTTCAACATATCATTGAAGACTCCAGAGAATCTCTTTCTCATTCTCCCTACAAACTTAGTAAACTTGATTTCGTCTCTTAGAATTTCAGAAGAACGACCAAGGTTGAAACCCTCTCCAGATCCAGCAATACGAGACTCTGGAACACCAAGAGCTCTGTATAGTTTCTTCTGGAAATACTCGATGTCAGACAGTTCACCTAAGTTCTGTCCGCCAGGAAGAGTAGTGATTTCTGTTCCGCGACCACCTTCACGACGAGGGAGCCAGAAATCTTCAAGCATACTCATATGCTTGCGGTCATCCTTAATCTCTCCTGTCGATGCGTTATAAACCAGTTTGTTACGATAACGGTTCATAACATCACGCAGGTATTGTTCTGCTTTAATTTTTGGCAGATTACCAACGTCAATATAAAAGATTCTTCTTTCAGGAGCTCGCGACAGTCTGTAGATAACCAAAGAATCCTCAATCATTCTAAGTTGATTGAGTGCCTTGATAGACTTATGTAAGTATGAAAGAACAGTCTGTTTATTTCTATCAACTAGACCAGAATGGCAGAAGGTAATTGAATCGGGTGCAATCTTGACTTTCGCCATTTGATCTTTGAAGGCTGGTTGACCAATAGCACCAAGATTGTTTTTAGCCTGACCGACTTGTGGATCATACAGGTAATACTCATCAATCTGTGGAGTTTCCACAGTCTCAGCACCAATTCTTTTGATTACTGAGTTAAGACTCTTATCCTTGTTTTTAAGTTTACGAACAAACTTAATTTTGAGTGGATCGATATATCTTACTTCTTTGAGACCGTCTTCTGGTTTGTTGATATCAATTACCTTGTGGTAAAAGACTCGCCCATCCACATACCAGTTTCTTAGAATCTCGTGACACTTTCTATCAAAGTCTAGTAACTCTTTGACTTTGGTAAATTCTGCCCTAATTAATTTCTTTAAAGAATCCGACCCAGGGACGTTCTCCAAGTCAATCTGGACTGGAGAATCGTTTTGGTCGGATACAATTGCTTCGTTTATAATATCTTCAATGGCGCTATCCACTTCTGGATGAAGCGCCATCTCTCTATAACGTTTGATGAGATCAGCTTCGGACTTATAAACTCCGTCGATGTCTACATACTGACCGTAAAAGCCACTTGATACATAATAGTCCGAAGAGTCCTCATCAGTTCTAGGTACTGGAGATACAATCCCCTTGGAGTTATCCTTAGACTCGTCCTCTATTTTGAAACCAAATAATTTAGCCATGAATCAAGTAATATGGGCTGTTACCCATCTATTTATCAACTCAGAGTTAGACCTCAAAGAGTGGTGTTTTGTACCACTTCTTCTTCAGACCTAAGAATAGTCTTGCCCTCAGTGTCAAGAGCATCCCACCATTGAACTTGAAGATCTACAGTAAACTCTTCGATAGTATCGGAGTTGTCGTAGGAAACTTCAATTGCACCAACATTAGTTGGGAACACACCATGGAAAAGATATGACTTGAGAACAGGAACATTTGAACCCGCTTTAATGGGTGCGCTTCCTGGGCCAGGTTGAGCAACATTTGTGCTCTTGATAGTATTTCTACCGAGTTGGTGAACTCTAGCATCACACTGATATTGTGCTGGATTGATGTAACCAGTAGCATTGTCATGCTTATTGATTCCATTCATCCATCTCTCAAATGCATTTCTGATACCGAAATCGATATCATTAATAACAGTGATTGTCCAGACATCGAATGTTCTGTCACCAGCAATCTTGAGATTTCTTCCTCTGAAAGGAACCTCGATTACATTGATGTTAGAAGCAGGAAGGTTAGCAGCCTTAACTAAGAACCTTGAATTGTCGAGCATTTTAGTGTCCGAGCCCCCTTCCACGAAGGAAGGGAACTGGAGCTCGACCTCGAACATATTGGGTCTCGCAGCACCACCGATCAATTTCGATTTGAAATCCTCAATGGTTCTCTGGGAGATCTGGGGATGATTTTTTGAAAAGTTAGCCATCGTTAATGAGACCTCTAGTGGATTTTGTTAAACTAATTGATCAGACAGCACCGATCACTTCATCGAAACTGATACCAGATCTTGTAGCCACGAATGTAAGACCGATGAAGTTAATCGATCTTGCAGGCTTGACGAAGATGTCAGCCTTGAACTGGTTAGCGTCAATTACATCGGGGGTGTTATTAGTTTCGTCGCAGATAACTACGAAGTCACTAATACCTCTCTTTGCCTTAACATCGCGGAGATATGGTTCTACGATATTGAGGAAGTTAGTTCTGGTGAGAACATCGTTGAACTCAAACAGTTGAGCTTTTGCAGCTCTCTCGATTGTTGACTCGATAGTGAGGAACAAACGACGAACGTTGATTCTGTCGAATGCAGAAGCAACCTTCAGAGCAGTCTTATCTCCGAAGAGAACCATGCCAGCACCAGGGCTAAACATGACTGGGTTAACTCTCTTAGGATAAAGAAGATCTCTTTGTGCCTGAGATGGATTGAATGCAAGTTTAATTGCATTGTTGATGGTTCCTCTAGTTGCACCAGCGGGGGAGAACCATGGGAAAGAATTGATGGAAGTTCTTGCCATCAAACCAGCAACGTCACCATTCAGAGGAATGTATCTGAATGAATTGTTGAATCTGTCATACATGTACTTGTATCCAGAATCAAACACTGCATAAGAACTCGAAGGCAGTGCATCGAAGAACTGGATAATACCAGAAGTCTGTGAATCAGAACTAGTGACATTAACGACACTGGATCTGTGTGGAGAAATACATGCGATGCAATCCTTACGAGTTTCTGCAATCTGAATGAGTTTTGAAGCCTTCGCTTGCGATTCGTAGATCGAAGCGCCACCAGATGGTCCGTTGATGAGGAAGTTTACAGAGTATTCTGCGGGATTCTCCAGAACGGAATAACCACCAACTACATCTCCCAGTTCGACGTTGAATCTATCGACTCCACCGTAATCACTACCACTTGCAAGAGACCAGCTCTTAGAACCGATTGCGTTGAAAGTTGTAGATTGTGCGTTTCCGCCCCATCCACCAGTAGAGTCTACTGTGTATCCACCCATAGAGGTGAACTTAGTACCAGTACCTGTGTGTGCAGCTCCCACAAAGATATACTCAGAGAACTGTGCAACATAGTCCTTATAGTAAACAGCGGTAGAAGGAGAAACCTTAGCATCTGCTGCCTTAGAAAGATTTGTCCACTTCTCGATGATATTACCAGAACTTCCAGTAATGTCTCCATTGTCATCAACAATGGCAACGTGGATTTCATCATGTTCGCCCATTCTGTCTGCAGTATATTCAGAAGTCTTAGGACGATCTGCAATAGACTTCCAGTAAACAGTGCTGTTGGTGAGACCAAGAGTTTGTTGGTTATACCAGTCGGTTGCAGTATTTACATTAGAGAGGGTAAGTCCAGAACCAATACCTGACTTAATGATGAACGTGGTATTTGCCATACCAACACCAGCAGTCTGGTTAAGAATGACACCTGGATTGGAAGCCGTTGTAAATCCAACAACAGTTGCAGTGAGTGTTCCGTTAAGGGACTTCAGAGTGTCACCGAAAGTGACATATCTGCTATCAAAACTATCGAAACTTACAATAGAAGAACCAGATCCAACAGATCCACCGAATCTGTATCTCTCAATTTGCTGCTCAGTACCTGCATCGTTGTAGATTCTGTATCTGTTAGCGAAGTTTTCACTTGTAAGGGTACTAATACCAACGAAGAGGTTAGCGTCGTAACCTTGGAATGCCTTAGTAACACTTCCTTCCTCGTATGCAACCTTCGACCATGTAGTCGTTGCGTTGTCATAAATGGAGGTCAGTTTAACATCAACAGATCCCTCATTGACCTGTGTGATCATTCCCTTCAGGAATCCAGTTTCGACCCCAACAGTACCATCAGACTTAGCTACGGAAGTTGAGAATCCTGCAGTAATTGCATATCCAACTGCAAGACCATCTGTACCGATTGCAAGTCTCTGATCTGCAAGAGAGTCAATTACACAAACTCTCAAGTTGTTTGCCCAAGATCCAGGGTTTCTAGCAGCATAGTGCCAGTCATCCGAAACTGTGTGATTTGTGTAATAATCCTCTTGGGATAAAATCTTTAAGTTAGTAACAGCCGCTGCAGTCGGTACGTTCGAATTAACGAGACCCGATCCACCGTCAGTTCTAATAACTCTTAGGACACCACCATATGAAAGATATGAAGAAGCGGTGTGCCAATATTCGTACTGTCCATCAGCAGAGTAAGGCTTGCCAAACGTATTGAGCAGATCCTGTTCCGTTTCAATCAGGACAGGTACTCCGACTGGACCCTTAGCGAAAGGACCAGCAATAGCACCAACCTGATCATTGATGTCGTCAATTCTGCCAATAGTTAAGTCAACTTCTCTTACTTTGACTCCTGGTGATACTAAATTTAACGCCATGTCTTAGTCCTCTGGAAGAAGTTCATTTCTCTGTTATTATTTAGAAATTGCTACTTTTCCACTGGGGAAACAATGCACGAACCCCCTACCAGTCTGGATACACGTCTTCTCTTTCTCTACGCCTTTTAGATCTAACTCTCTTCTTTGTACACTCTTTACACTCATATGAATATGCAGATC